TATTAGAGACGAGGTGGATATGTTCACCAGAAGAACTTAGAGCATTGTAAGTGCCTCCAACACTGGTCAGATCTTCCCAAGCCGATGAATCTACATCGGCGTTGTATCCTTGAATAAGAAGATGGCTGTAAACATTGATATCGTTAAGATACCTCATCAAATACTCGGTTGGAACTTTCATATTATCCTCCTTGCCCCTTTGGAAGCATGTATTCTGTGCCCTGCGTTGGATTTCCTGCTTGATCTAATCTTTGTTCACCTTCAAGAGGAACCATTCCTTTTTGCGGGATAGGGATAGCCTCTGTCATGTCTTTGTCTGGAACAGCCTCATCTGGATCGAGGGCCATGAGTCTGGCTGTTTCCTTCAGATAATATCTTCTTCCTCCCTCACCCATGATCCGTGCATCTATTGGGTTGGCCGTGGTTCTTCCCCATTCAGTCAATCTCAAAATCTGTTGTTGCTCACGAAGGACTATCTTCGCTCCTTCAGCTTTGATTTTTATGTCCCCAATATATTCGAGGGCATCATCAAGGTCATAATTGGCCCAATACTGAGCCGTAATAGATGGTTCGATGATATTCTCGTCTAATTCACCCATGATGTCTTCTATTGAAACGCTTTGTTGTCCCATAAGTATTGTGAGGCCACCAAGGGTATTCCCTGCACCCGTTACATTTGGATCCCCATGGGCAAATCCCGGAACAGAACGAGAGTCAGCTTGTTTTTCCCAATCTTTATAAACAGACATTAATTCTTGGGCGTGCATATTGGCTTGATAGAATTCGATCAATTTCTGCTCTGTAGTGGCAAAGAGCTTTCTTGTCATAGGAATGATCATCCAAGGAGATATTTGAGCGGGAAAATTCATACCAGGAGGAAGGCTATTATAATCGTAAGAAACGATGGGTCCCGAAGAAATTCCTACGTTATTCTGCACAGCTCTCGCTGTTTGAGCACACATCTGTTGTGCATCTTTGATCGTCTCGGGTTGCCCTCTTCCCCAGAAGCTTCCTTTTTCTCCAACATAGGATGATTTGTAATAGGGTTTTAGACCAAGAGGATCATCATTGATCGAAACTTTTATAACCCATCTATCAATGAGCCATGCCGTGATGTTATAATCGAAATCACGATCAATATCGTGATCGAGGATTCTCTCGACTTGTTTTTCTTTATTATCCTTTATTGGTATTCCTTGCCACTGAAGAAGAAATCTCCCCGGGACAGCATCATGATATTCAAGGCAATCAATCGTATCCCAATCATAGAATTGAGATACTTCTGCTCCTTGCGCCTCTTCTCTCTGAATTTCTCTTGTCTCCCAAGACCATTCATGAAGGCCCTTGGTATAAAAGTTAGCCAAAATTTCTCTTATGGGTACCTCACGAAAGCCTTCAAGACCGATCATCCCTTGAATATCTTGCCTTGTGTACCTGAGCTTTTCTATGAGGCCACCCTTATTGATGTCAATAACCCCGGGAAGAGGATAAATATCGAATGGTGAAGGTGCTTCCCATTCGGGAATAACTTCTTCTTTTTTGCCAACAACAGCCTTACCATTTGCTCCAGCCTTAATAGTTCTAACCGTCTTTTTTCTATAGATAGGTCCCTTAAGAAAACAAGCCTTCAACTTGATCAGGTCTTCTACACAATCATTGAGGGCCTTATAATAGCCTCCCTCTGTAAGCTGATCGTTGATCTTGTCTTCCATTCTCTGTGCTTTTTCTTTGGCTATTTTCTTTTGGAGGGCAATGAATTTCTGTTTGAATTTTGGAATCATATGAATGATTTGTTTCTGAACTTCTTGCGGATTTCCACCAGCCTCAGCAGTCTGAGCTATCTGAGAGATCCAATTCTGGGCCTCGGTCATAAAGATAGTCTCGGCCATTTTTTCAAGTTCTGGTGTCAAGGTAGGAAGAGGAGTAGGTTCGATTCCCCATGGCTTTTCCTTTAGAACCCTTCGTATAATCCCGATTGTAGTACGACATTTAACATCGGTAATGAGAGGATAGATTTCTGAACCTAATTCCCTAATAGCAGCGAGCTTATCTGGCTCGTATTCTCCGTGGATTTGATTTAGGTTCTCGACCATCTGCTGATGGAATTTTTGTTTTTCCCATGTTGCCTTTTCCCAGGCAGCCCTGATGTGAGCGGCAAGATCAGATTCAAAGGTAGGGGAAGCTTGAGATATCTGAGCAACTTCTTTTTTATGAGTAGCTTCCTCGGCCTCTTTCGCCTGAATCTGTGTGTTGGTTTGCGTCGGGATAAGTACCATTTTTACCTCTCCCAAAAGAAATAGCCCCTACCCCTTGCGCAAGGTAAGGGCTATCTGGATACTAAGACCATCATCCGGCATGATGGTTATTGCTTACAAGAGTTTTATTACTTTCCCTTTTTTAGAATTATAAGAAAACTCTTCACAGTAATAATTTTCTTCAATATAGACATCAGAAATCTCTTGATTCTGATCGGCATCTGAAAAATATATTACTGGTAAATTCAGATCAAGTGGAGATAACTTTATCAAGCCGTTCCTTCAGTTCCCTTCCATTCACGTCCACGCCTCTTTCGGTATAGTCTTCGAAGTCGTTCCCGAAGAAGTTCTATTCACCAGAGACACTTCAAATCCCCCCAAAACGTACCTTAAAGCATTCATAGCATTGAATCTCAATTCCGGCTCTCCATCCAACTCCTGATTCTTAAAATTCCTTAGTTGCTCATAAATAATAAAAGATTTAGGAATTGTCAAGCCTTTTTTATCCGGATGAATCCATTTATTGATGAGTTCGAAACCATGAATGAAGCTCTGACAGAAAGGTGCTGGCTCAATAATGATAGGTTGAGTTGGTCTTTTTTTGGTTCTGAAATCATCCAGATTGATTACGAAGGATCGGTATTTTGGTGAGGCATCAACGAAGATCTCGGTAGCTCCGAATATTCCCATTTCGTTAAACATGCTCTCAAAAAGGCCATCCAATGTCAAGGAAATTCCTTCAGTGAGCACCATGAGAGGCCATTCTCCGGTAATTAACTTAGGCTGATGCTGGCCTATTAAACAGAAATATCCCCGTGCTTCGTTGCTGATCGGCCATGCCAATCCGCATCGGATACCGAAGAAGTATTTCTTCTCGATCTTGTTGGGAGTGACGATCTCTACAATCGTTAATCCATCTTGCGTTCGGCCTTTGGGGACGATTTGATCTACCATTTAGTTATCTTGTAAGTCTCCAAATATCAAAACCACTGATGCGTTCAATTTTTGACATGATACAAGAACCGCAAAGCAGTCCTGCACCATTCTTTTTACCTTTAGGTTTAATTCGATTCCAAAGAATATTTGGAACAATAAGATCAACCCTATAAGATTGCCCACAAGATTGACAAATACAACCATCCTTTACAGGATTTTTCATTGCATCCATGGAAACGCCAAATCCAGAGTATATTGCCGAGCCATACATTCATAATTTGCTGCGTGCCTGAAGTGGTCCTCTCCCAATTTGACATAGACATACCGCTTAGAACCGCTATCTTCATCTTCTTCGATCTTCTTTGCCACATTATGAAGATGATTTGCGAAGGTCTTAACAATATCGCATTCTTTTGGAAGAATAATATTTGCAAGTTGAATTTCTCTATGAGAAGCATCAAGGGACTCAGTACGGTTACAGGAAACCGTTAAATCTTCCTCATTCCATTTATAATTACCCTTTTGGAAATCACGGTAGTAACAAAGAAAGATTCTCCCAGGGAATCTCGAAGCGAAAGCCCGGGCATTTCTCATCTCAGGCATAGCATCAACCACGCATCGGGAGACATTAAAATTCTTCATTAGCCCATCCAATTCTTCCCAATCTTTATAGATCCCAAGATGAATGATTTTACCATTTACGGATAATCTTTCTCCTCGGGCAGCAGTTAATTTCATAACCTCTGAGATTTGGAGCGAATTCACATTAGTATCTTTTCCGATAACAACGTGAAGCCCTTTATTCTGGTCAACTCCCATGCTACAAGGCCCAGGATCACTTGAGGCGATTCCTTCATCTCCACAAAGAGCAAGGATCTCTTCAATGCTCAATCGATTCTCTGCCTCAACGTATGGAACCCCGATTTTAAGATTATAAAATTCCCTCATGTTATTAGTCGTTTTGAATTGATGAAGGATCTTATCGGGCGATGAAGCGGGGAATTGAGAATAGAGCTGACTGTAATGATAGCCTCTCTTATCTGTGATGTCTGGTCTTTTAGCAACATACTGACCTCTTGCCGGATTAAGTTCTTTGCCACACTTTACGCAGGCCCGAATGACATCACCGTTTCTTTTGGTAACAAAGCATCCAGGAAATTCATCGACGAGATTATGCCATTCATTACATCGAGAGCACTTTAGAAGCCAGAAATTTTCATCAGTACTCTGGAAGACTTTATCTATCCCATAGTCAGGCAGAGTAGGATTCGAGAGCATTATAACTTCTCCACCATCATCGGAGGCTGCCATTCTTTCCATTGCCATATCGATCATCGATTGATGGGCTTCGTCTAACTCATCAAAGACAACGAGATCCACGGGAATACTTTTTAGACCGACCCGAGACTTCATTCCTCTCAAATAGAGAAATGAGTTCCAAATTTTCTTTATATTTGTTGCATCAGTGTCTCTGATCCATTGACCGATATTATCGGGATTCTCATCAATCAGAGGATCTACTCGACCTTTGGCGAAATCTGAAACATCAGTTCTGGAAGGAAAAAGATAAAGAGCACCACGGATATTTTTGAACCGCGATTTATAGATGGTCCGAAGCATCGCCCAGAGGGTAAATCCTCCCTGACTTGCTTTCATGTGAACAGTAAAAGCGTGATCATCACGATAGACGGGCTTTAAGTATTCTCGCTTCTCATAATTAAAAGGTCTGCCTTCTACAGTGATTTTAGACTCTTTTACCCATTCATGAAACGGGGTTACTTTGATTTTTGTTCCTATCTGCTTCTTATCGGCAGATTGAAAGAGCCTATCGTAGAGCGTGTCTTTGATCGGGGTCTGAGTTTGAATTTGCATATTAATTTAATTTCTTAAAATTTCGTATTCCGATATTATCTCTGCCGTTATATATCCGAACAGGCTTCCATGTAAAATATTTAATCGGCCTACCATCCATATTTCTCATTTTCATCACTCTATCAAATTTCGGTTTTTCCCTCGGAATGGGAAGAGATAAATCCTCTTCTTTTGAGATTAAAGAACCGTACCATTTCTCATCTCCCTCATGATAGTAGTTGTCATAAAGCTCAGTCGTGGAAGTGGTGCTATCGCATGACGAAGATGAAGTTGATCTTGTCATTGTCGTGTATGGAACCATTTTAATAGGGCCTATAAATCGGAAATTGGAACCGAATAGGATAGACTATCTTTTGGTTCCAAATATGTCTTACTCTAAAAACTTGAAATGGAGAACGAAAACCCAAACGCAAAATAAAACCCTTGTAATGCTCCTTGCGAATCAATCCTCCCAGTGGAGGAAATCCAATGAACTTTACAAAGGCTACCCTAAAGATGAATCTCCAATCACGGTGGAAATGAGTGTCATCCCAATTAAAAGAGAAAACAAATTGCCACTTATCGAGAATCTTTTTGAACACTATAATGCTCTTGCAGCTCCCGAATCCCTTCCTCCACCGGCTTTGTTAGCACCAGCGCCACAAGAATGGTGTGAAGGCTTTCCCATGGTCCCCTTTTTTCCACCCGTCGTGGCACTGACGTTCGGGTTAGGGTTAAATAATCTCTGTCCTGAAACCTTCGGACCACCTTTAGATTTAATTTTGGGTTTTTTCATTTGGGTCTCCTTTCAAAAAATTAGCTTAATATTTTATAAAAACAAGGTTCGTTTCCTTGCCAAATTCCTTCATCTCTTATATCAGGCGTTGAATTATTAATCAAGAATTTGGAATAACATTCTTCACAACAAACTATCCAGAAGGATTCTCCCGTTGTACCATCAGGTCTCATAAAAGTGAGTGCATTTGGATTATAAATACCATGCTTCTCATTTCCATGACCACAAAGCAAAATCAAATCTTTATCTCTTGGTTGAATTAGAGAATAAGTTCTCTCACTCATAACTCATTTGCACTTCCATCCCCCTTATCTTGAGGGATCTCGGCCTTATTCTTCTCCGCCCAGGGTTTCGGGCCTGTCCAAGGCCGGGCTTTCTCTCTGGATCTGATTCGCTCCTTTGGACCATAGGGCATTTTGGCTTTGGGTGTTCTCATTCCAATGGCCTCTTCCGATCTTTCAAATATGTCTGCCATGAAATTCACCTCCTTGCGATATCCCGAAATAGAAATGAGTGTTTTGGTCTATAATGCCTTCGCCGGACTCGCATCGCTACAGGGATTGCCTTTGCCTGAAACCTTGCGATCTCGGTATTTTGCTTCCAATGTTCTCTGATATGCTGCACCAGCTAT